TACATTTTCAAAAGTAGAGAATGCACTTGCATCTTCTACTGATAATGCCCCAACAGCGTCAGACTTATACTCTGCAGTTAGTTTTGTAGGTTTGATATCTGATTGTACACCAAATATTCTTACCTTATTATCTGCAAAATACATTCCATGATTATTGTGGTTAACTTTAATATGTTCACCATCACTAGCGGTTATAATTTCAGAAACTTGAACATCACCACCATTGACAAAGTTTAATGCAGTTGATATTCCAGCACTATTTGTAAACATTATAGTATTTGCTGCACCAACCCTATAATCACCTTGAACATTATCTAATATAAGTTCATTTACATCTCCAATAGTTGCTACCGATAATCTAGCATTAAGTCCTAGATTATTATTGCCAATACTTGTTATACCCAATACATCACCAACTTGATAACCATGTCCACCAACAGAGAATGTAGCACCTAATGCAACTCCATTTGCAATGGTAATATTTGCTTTAGCTCCAGTTCCACTACCTGAAATAGTAGTTAAACTTACACCATCGTATTGGAAATGTCCAGTTGCAGGAGTGAAACCTAAACCAGCTCTAGTTACAGTCAATGCACCAGTTGCAATACCAGCAGTAGAAACAAGATTACCTGTTGCACCACTATTTTCTTGAGTGACAGTATTACCAACTTTAATTGCAGAATCTGATACTGTTGTACCTAATCCAACTCTCAATTTTCTAGAGTTAACAACTAAAGAATCAGGATTAAGATATGGTATCTGATTGTTTCCAGTCTTAAGATCTGTATTATAAAGATCAAATGTTCCACTGGTTAAGAAGTCTGCTCTATAAAGAGTGAATTTAAGATCTTCCCACTGACTTGGTTCCCATATAGATGCGTTCTGTGATTTGAACAATGAACCAAGATATGGTTGCTGAGACACATAGGCTTCAGTAATTAAATCATTTTCACCAACTCTAGAGATATAAACTGAATACTTAGTTGAACTTGAAAGTAATGTCAATGCATATTCTTTATTAGCACCTTCGAGATATATTGGAGACTCGAATTGAATTGGTGTTGCAACTGATCCATCTGCAGATAAATTAATTTCTGATGGACTTAATGTTACTTCTGAATTTGGAACTACAGTAGAAATAGGAGATCCATTTTGTGTAGCCCTTATTTGGAAGACGAATGGAATATTCATATCATCTCTACTTCTAAAGAAGAGATCAACTCTTGTTAAGAATATACCATCTGGATCCTCAATTTGAATTGTTTGAGCTAGTGGATCACCCCAGTTACCAAATCTCCATGTATTAGAAACTTCTCTTCTAGTTCCTGGTATAACCTCAGTGTTTATTGTTCTCTCTATTTGTCTACCATCAGTTACTGTCTGACTTTCAATTCTGGCATTTCTTGTAGAAACAATGTCTTCTTGAACAGTTTCAAGAATACCACTAGATTCAAAGGTTTCCTCTGCAGTAGTTGTTGCTCTTTCAGTATTATTTTCAGGATCGTTGGTTATATTCAATACTCTCTTACCAGTTTCAAATCTTGGATGAGTATTTGAATTTGGATTTGGAACAAAGAAACTTCCAATTACTGTAGCAGAAGTATCAGAAACTAATCTGAGATTAGTGATCTTTGCCTGTGCTCCACTAGATTGTCCAACTAAAACCATACCTGATTCTACCCAACCATAGTAATCTCCTTGAGCCTCATCTGCCATTGAACGAATATCTACATTTAATAATGTAGATGATGCAGAGTAACTTGATGGAATAGACTTATAAGTATAAGGATTATCAGAGAATGTTGATGTAGGAATATTGTATGGGCCACCCTTATGATTTGGTTGAGCAAGTCTGAATATTGCTCCAGCACTTGTATTAGGTGCTGATATATCACCCAAACCAGTTCCATTTTGAGTAGCAACTACTGATTCTCCAACTTGGAATGTACCAGAAGTCATTTCAATTTCCAATAATTTTGGAACAATATACTTAGTTACATCCTTACCATCAAAAAATGCATACATTTGTGTTAATGGTTTGATTCTCTTAGCAACAATCTGTATATTTCTAGACCTTAAGAATAAAATAAGATCCCTACTAATTACTCTGTCACCTAAAGATTCTCTATCAAACTGCTCAACAACTGCACGTCTAGTACCAGTTCTAACCTGACTACCAGTTTCGATAGTTCTTCTTTCAGTTTCAAATACGGTAGTTCTAGTTCTAGTTCCTCTATTACCTCCATGAGAGTGTGTTCTAACAGTAGTTCCTCTATTAACTCTTCTATTAACTTGCATTGTTCCTTGCCAGTTAGTCTGCCAAGAATTCCAAACAGTTCCTGCAAATCCATCTTGACTAAATCCAAGGTTAGCCCTAGCATCTGCAAGCACAGCAGCAAAGTTACCTTCGTTATTAATGACTCTAGCTTCTAATCTATTAGTATCAACCCAGTTATCAGTTGCTGGTGTCATTTCAATAGTTCCTTGCCAGAAACTAATCATAAATGGAGTTACACTTTCACTTCTAGTTCCGAATGATTGTTTTACATATTCTACTTCTGCGTAATCCAAACTAACAATATCGCCAGTTCTTCTTACATTAACACCTTCTATTAAAGAAAATGCAGCATCTGCAGTAGTGTCAGTATTAACAACAGGTCCAGGAATAAGATCTAATGATGTTGTATAATGCTTTGGACGCATTGATTGTTCATTTAAATCAATACTATTAGCAAGTACAGTAGCAAATTCTTGTGCTCCTACTGATGTAAAGTTATCTACAAAAAATCCTGATTTGAATCTATTAAACCCATCTTGATCAGGAATGAACATGTTAGAAGTTGCACTCTCTAACATTGATAATGTTGTATAATATTCTAAACTCTTAACTCTATCTTCAAGATCCTTAAGATCACTCATCTTAAATTTCTTATATTTTAAGAATTCTACTGAAATATCTTTTACATCATAAATGTATGGTGGAAGTGTTATTTGTGCTAATTCTAAAGCATCATCAACACTTTCTGGAAGATCTGGATTATCAGAAGGTGTTCCATATTTTACTTGTAGTCCAGAATCTTTATTAATATATACCCTATCAATTCTACCTTGATAGTAAGAGAATGTTGTTAATATGGTTTCATCAGATGCTAATACATTTGCAGCTGAATTTGATGTAGTTGAAAATATTCTACCTAAGAATTCAAATGGAGATCTACCTCCTTCAGATACTGTATAATCTTGTACTCTTGGTCTGATATCGATAATATCAGAGTTGCTCATTCCACCAAAATTTGGTATTTCCTTACCATAGTCAAATGTATCATATGATTCAACAGTGGTAATATCTCCCGTATCTGTTGGATCGTAAGAACCACTAGCAAAATAAACAATTACTTTCTTAGTTGGAGCATCTGCATCTGTATTTTTTTCAATTGCACCATAATTGTAAATGGTTGATTCTTGCCCATTATCAAAAGAGTAATTCTTTGATATATTAAAACTAGGAGAATTTAAACTAGTAATAGTTGCACTAAACTGTGACTCAGAAGATGCTATGGATTCTCCTTCTTTAAATACATTATCATTCTTATAGAGAATTGAAATTTGATTACTAGACAATTTTTCAGCAACAACAGCAGCTGCCCCACTAGATTGTCCTGTCAATAATTCTCCAACAATGTATTCCTCCGTTGTTGTAGATGCACTTAATATAGATGATAAAGTTACTTTAGGTGCAGAAGGATTATTTGTATCTGATGATTCAAATATACCATGAATTTCTATAATATCAGGAGTATTGAGAGATAATAAACTATCTTCAACCCTTGTACCAAAAGGAAAATTACCAAAAGTTAATCCATTATTTAATGTAGTTGCTCCTATACCAGATCCATCATTTTTAGATTTATCAATGAGTATTGATTGAACTCTATTTTTTACCTTAACTTTAGCCTTTGGCTTAATTTTAGTTAAAGTTGTTGTTAAAGTAGCACCAGTATCATTACTTCCTAAATTGAATATTTGTAATGATTTTCCACCACTACCTGTTACAAACTGAACCTGATCAGATGTTAATGGTTCTGTAGTACCATCAGATCTAGTCAATGAATATCTTTCTTCATCAAATGGTAGGAATGTTTCATTTTCTCCTGCAGTAGGAATGGTTGCTCCATCTATCTGATTTCCTGTTATATTAACTGTAAATACTTTTCTTATTGTAATCGATGCACTTGTCAAATCAACAGTTGCTATATCATGTTTTGGTAAAAATGTAAATAATTTATCATCACTAGATGTTTGTATATCTGAAGATTGTATAGTTAAATCAGTAACATTTATTGCACTAGCTGGTAAAACTCCATTACATATTCCTGCTACAGTTTGTACACCTTGAATAGTAATTATATTTGAACCAACTGATACTACTTTTGCAATAGTTGGATCATCAGAATTTGCTAAATTACTAAATTTTACAAGATTTCCAACCTCTACTATCTTAGGAAATAATACATTTGTACTTGTTATAGTACTAATTCCTGCTTTTACTTGTGTAATAGAAGCAATACCAATGTTTGCTTTTAATGTAGGTACAACATCTGCACTAAATGTATTAACACCTACTAAACCATTATCAGTTGCATATACTGATTTTACATCAGAAATAGTATGATTAGTAATTGCAATAGCAATTCTACCATTAGCATTTCCGTTGAATATCAATGGTTCATTAGGGCTAAATTCTCCTTTCCTTTCATAAACAGTAAGTGCAACACCAGCAGTTACTGAATCTTTTAGAAAAGCAGTTGCTCCAGTCTGGGAACCTTTAACAAAAGTAGGAATAGATAAAGTTGTAGGTTCGTTAACAGTTATTTCAGAAGTTGTTTGAACATCAAATAGACTTAAATCCCACTCATTTAAATTGCCATTTGATGCATTATACGATCCTGATTCTAGTCTAAAATCATATACTCTAGCTAATCCTATCTCTTTACCAGGTACATCGTAACCATTAGCACCAACTCTACTATCTCTTAAACTGACAACGTAAGTATTGCCAACACCAATTTCCGCAGAACCATAAACACGATTTAAAGATAATGTAGATCCAGTATTATAAGTTAAAGCTTGTTGCTGTATTGTTTTCGTAGTTCTTGTTTTTGGAGAATCTAAGAATGATGATGCTAATGTTTCTACAGAATATCCTTTAACATAGGCTTTACCTGGAGAAACCTTATAAAGCATATCATTATCAGACGCTGCTACTCCACCAGGAGTTAATTGTCCAGTATTGTATATGCCATTATTTCCTTGATTATCGTTTAAAGATTCTAATACTGATACGTCAAATGCTTTTACTAGATAATCTCCAAATGTTTCATAAGTTCTTTTTGCTAAATTATCTTGCAAATCTTTTGCAAAAACAGATCCGCTACTGCTTCCACTTTTTGTTTTTGATTTTAAAATACCATCTTCAATAACTGCCAATTCTACAAAATTATCATCATTTAAATCAGAAAGATTTTTTCTAAAGAGGCTTACAGATATTTTTAATCTATCAGCACCTGGTGCAGAATAATTATTGAATCCCTGAGAGTTATCATTCAGAGTTTCATCCATATCGGAATTAATTATCTGTTCATTTACAAAAAGACCAACTCTATAACTAGGATTAGTTCCATATTGATCAAGAACTAAAGTTTCTTTTTCAACATTTACAAAATTACCTCTAATAAAGTAGACACCATCCTGTACAGAAAATGATGATCCTGTTGCAGTAGATTCACTAGGTAAAGTTGTTGCTAATGGACTTCCTGCAGATATTGATGAATTTCCTAATAAACCTGATAATATTATATCGCTACAACTTATATCTTCACCATCATTAAATGTTTGAGATGAATTATTTTGAGTATTTGATGTAAGATAATTTACATAAAGAGTTAAATTACCTCTTTCTGAATTTTCTGCAAGTAAAATTTTATCTACAAAAGCTGTAACTCCTGATCTTGCTCCTGTTATTTTTTTACCAACTAATTGATCTGCATATGCAGATACAGGAACCCCTTGATATGAAGCACTTAATTGAACTGCATAATATTGTCTATTATATGAAATATTACCAGGTATTACCTTTGCACCTTCTTTAAAAAAATGTTGACCAAATTTTTCAACTTGATTTTGTAATATTGATTGTAACGTCGTTAATTCTCTTGCCTGAACAGGATATCCAGGCTTGAACAGCACCTTATGAAAATCATTTGCTGAATCGAAGTCGTCGAAATATGGCGATACGTTTAAATTCGTTTGCTGTGGCATGATTTCTTAGAACTGCAAAATGATCTTGATATCTTCTTTTTGATTTACCGACCTAGTTATTGAAGGACGGTTATCGACATATATGATGTTTCCTGAATACTTTTTAGCCTCAGGACCAGCAATCCCACTTACGAAAGATTGACCAAGGTTATATGTCCTATTATTTATTACAGTCGAGATACCGCTAAAGACAGTATCAATACCTAAATTTGAGTTTGTTCCTGAATCTGGAACAATTAATAAATTACCAGTTCCAGAGGGAGTACTAGTAAATTCAAGTAATTCGTATCCATATGTAGGATTCGTAATTGCAGCACCAACAGTAGTAAATCCAACAAGTGATTTATCTTGCCAGTATTTCAAAACTCCAGTATTAGAATCATAACTAATAACTTTACCTACTGCAGTTTTACCTGTACCAATAGTTTGTTTAATCAAAGTATCTGCAGTGAAAGTTGCAGAACTATAACCGACACCTGTAAGTCTTAAGGCTGGAACAGCACTTGCTTTATCAGATGTTAATAATGTATTAGAAGTAACTCTTGGATTCTCAACTACACCAACTCTTGCAATTTGGTTTCCAGTAATAAAATCAGGATTTTCTGTATCATTTTCAATACGAGAATATAAAAGTACATTAAATGCACCAAGTTCTCTATAAATGTCTGCACCATGTCCACCATCTGGAGGAATAATAACATCAAATGTAGGAATTTCAGTTCCTGTTGGAACTCCACCTGCTTCTAAATCAACAGAACCATAGGTATAACCAGATCCTTGACTAGTGATAGTAACAGAATCTATCTTATATTCATTATTAACAACAACGGTACATTGAGCACCACTACCATTTCCTTTAATGGGAACATTAGTGTATGATGTTGCAGTATTACCTATTGCAGTTCCTCTATTTGTAACAGTTACAATTTTAAGAGAACCATCAACTGCATTATCTCTAACAGATGCTGCTTCAGTTGAAGTTGGCCAATCAGTAGGTACTGGTATGAATTCTGTTGATTCAAACTTTACAATATCACTTGGTTTAATTGTATAAAGATACTTCCAAATATATCCATCACCACTAGTTCCTGCAGAACGAGGTTCTAAATCAGTAAATGTGGGTTCATCTAATGAAGGTTTTCCGTTTGGATTATCAGGATCAGTTCCATTTTGTAAACACTCATATACTCTGAAATCACTATTTAAAATATAATAAGATGCAGAATATAAATTAGTCGCTCCAGAAATCTTAGCCCTATTTGAACTACTATAATCATCACGATACATATCGTAAATTGTACCTGATGACCAAGTTCTTTTCCTTACTACCTGCCTAACATCAGCTGCATTGATTTTTTTCAATGCAATCATAGTATCCCAATAGTCATTTTCCTGATCAAAATTGTCTTTCGGTGCAGGAGGAGACTGATCCCAATCACTCTGAACATCTGATGGGTTTGGTAAACCAATAAAAGAATAATACGAATTAGTTGTAGCACCAATACCTGCTACAAAATTCTTCGCATTTAATATTCTAATCTGATCTGTTATAATAGCAGACATTGTGAAAAGTTTTTATTTATTTAGATTAGTTTATGAAGGTATAATAAAACTGCCTTTCATACCACTATGAATAGTGCATTGATACTCATAGTTAGCAGGGGCATCATGAGGAATAGTAAAGATTTGAGTTCCAGTATTAGAACCACTTATAAATGTACCAACACCAGTTGTTGTTCCTGTAAATTGTATTCTAAATGGGTGAGAACCACCTGTAGAATTTTCAAAAA